TCATAACCCAGAGGTCCATGGTTCAAATCCATGCCCCGCTACCAACGCCTCGGGCTTCACATGAAAGAAGTCCGAGGCTTTTTCTATATCCTCAAGGCTCCATGCCACTCGCCTAGTCATCTTCTGTGAAATCGAAGACCTATCGACACCAAGAGCGTTCGCCAGATCCTTTTGTTTGACATTGCGAAGAGTCATGGCCACTTTCATATTTCGAGTGACTATATCCTGCAAACTGACAGATTCGGCCTGAGCTGCGACCTTAGGGCTGATTATTGCTGTTGTCATAGCACATAAGTTTAGCGAAACTAACAAAAAGATAGAACACGACACGCCGAACGAGCAGGTCTAACTATATTCGTGGTTAGATGTGAGTGTGACAAACATTTTAGTAGATTCGCCCACTGTAGGTGAAAAGGTCAAACGCCTTATGGGACTCAATGGCCTGACACAGGCAGAAGTCGCTGAAATATTGCGCTGCTCACGGTCCACGGTCTCGCAGAAATGCACTGGCCGAATCGCTTTCAGCGCGAATGAGATAAACGAGCTTGCCGAACTCTTGCATGTCAGCGCCGATGTACTCCTTGGGCGAGCTCCGTTGGAGGTGAAATGATGGATTGGCACCTTGTTTTGTCGTCGTCGGCATTTGCCATTTCTGTTGCTTCGCTCTTGGTGTCGCGGCACGCTTGGACGATCGCAGAGGAAGCGAAGGGCAAGGCCCGTCACTCGTTGAGAGTGTCCGTCTATTCGGTCGAGGTTAACCGCAAGCGGCTTGGTATTCCCTATGACCATGATGTGGTTGAACAGTACGAGGCCAATGAGGGCATTTTTGCCAGCATGGGTGTCGGTTCCTATAAAGGCAGGCGATGCAAGGATTCGGACGGTATCGTGCAGTCCGACGACGCCGTACAGGTGTTCTCGGACGGCACGTATCGGATTGTTCCTAGGACAGAATCTTTCTCTGTTCTAAAGCCCGTTTTCTGTCGAGTTCATGGAACCTGCGATGACCCTTCCTGTCCCTATGCCATCTCCGCAGTCGTTCCAAGGGTCCGCACTTCCATGGTTCTACTCCCAAGATCGGGAACTGCCTATATCGACACCGGCGAAGACGAGTTGGAGATGATACCCAATGCACGCCAAGCTCTAGTTTCGTCAGATCGGGTTCAATGTCGCGACTCGGATCGCGGGGCGGTGTGATGGTGACCCAGAATCGCATTGTTTCGTTGGTCAACTCGACTATTCGACCGGTATTGGTCATGATCCATTTGGTTTGTTCGCCCAGCACCGTTTCGCCTATCTGCCGGCAGTCCCACACCTTGGCATCGCAGTTTATGCCAATGGCTTTGACGTTGAATGCCCGTCCATCCCCGCAGTTGGCCAGCCATCCAATGAAAACCGGGTCACCGCCGGCGCGTTTGAACTCGGGAAACAGGAGCATGTCGCCTTGCACCTGCACGAAGGCGGGTTCGGCCTCGGAACGCCACCGCCATGCGCGACGGTATGTGGCCAACGATACAAGGAACGCCAGCACGGCGATAACCACGCTCGCCACTGGCGCGTTGGCTTTCAGCGCGTCGATGACGTTCCTCAGTAGCTCGAACCGTGCCAGGTCCACGTCCATTTATTCTTCCTTCCTTCGTTGTTTGAAAGGTTTGGTTTGTGTGATTACAAGCCTATCGCTGCGGAGGAAGGAGCCTAACCGTCCATCCATGAATCAAGGAGCAGTGAAATGAGTGTTTTCAATCCGGAATGCACCAGCAATTACTTCCAGGTGCTGGACATCGACCCGTCGGAATGCGCCGGCGGCAATCCCTACCGCTTCGCCTGCCGCATCAAGGTGGCCGGAAGCACGTTCGGGTTCGACGGCTTGGACATGGGCGACCTTCAGACGATGAAGGGCGCGATCAACCAGGCGATGACGCACGCGCGTCGAGCTCGCCGTGAATGGGAAGGAGCCCAGGAATGAGCGTCACAGTCAAACGTGTGGACAGGAAAAGCAGTCAACGTTTTTACGAGCTGATCGTTGAGACGGAAGAAGGCATCACCGTGCGCGTCCCGTTCAACGGCTACGAGCTTGACGATCTTGAGAAACAGATCGACCGATGCTTCAACGAGGATTGACCGTGAAACGTTTCATCAAGACCGTCGTACTGCTGCTGGCAAGCCCGTTCGTGGTCCTCATGCTCGGGATTGTCCTCGCCATTGTCCGGTGTGGTGATTTCCTCACCGACGACGACTGATGGCGTCCGATAACTGAAGATGCCCATGACCCAGCCGAAGGTCGGTTGCTGGTGAGGCGTGATAAAGCACCCGGCCGCGCCTTGCCCAGCGCGTTACAAACACGCCCGGAATGCCGGGTGGTTACCACGGCCCCAGCGGGGAGCTATGCGGGTTTAACAGATCGCTTCACGGCGTCTTGTTCGGGCGCAACTGGGGACCATCGCCGGCATGTGTGCCGGGCTGTGCGGCGAGACCTTGCGCGCGGCTTCGGCCGCTGACCTATGCGACGGCGCGGCTCCGTTACGAAGCAACCTTGCATGGCGAACCCTAACCCGGAAAACACTTGAGCAATCTTGTGTTTTCCGGGCTGGGTTCCCCGCTCTAACGCCCCACCACCCGAAGGGCACATCATCCACAATTCTTATCCACTTATCCACAGTTCTTATCCACAATATGAAACGAGGTTCGAGACATGGGTTATTCGGTTGATTACAAGCCAACACGCCGACGTGCCAAGAGGACGGTGCCGAAGAACAAGGCCCAGCGCACGAAGGACATCAAGAACGCCATTCGATGGAACATCAGGCAATTGGAGCATGACACTGTTGGAGCGGACACCATTGCGCGTTCCCTTGCCATCAGTATGCTTCGACTGAACAAGATCGCGCCGACGGCCGACCCTAGCGGCGACCATGCGATGCAGCAGCTTATCAGCGACGGTATCTTGGGCAAGCCCGAGAGGCGCGGAAGTGTGCAGATGTTCGACCGTGCCGAGTTGTTGACATCGCTCAAGGCTTGGGTTGGTGTGCTGTGAACCCGCGCGCGAAACTGACCACTGAACAGGCTGCTATCTATCTTGGCGTCTCCCCTAGGACGATGGAGCGTATGAGGGCCGATAATCGCGGGCCGGAATGGTTTAAGGCGGGCGACGCCATCAACTCCCCTTGCTTGTATGAGCTGGCCGATCTCGACATGTGGGTGCGGGCTAGGAAGCGTGGCAGGTGATGGCGCGCAGGCAGACCATCGACCCGCTTGTGCGGGCCAAGGTGATCGAGACGTGGGGCAACGCTTGTTGGCTCAGGCTGCCGGGTTGCACCGGTGTGGGCGAGGAAGACGACCACATAGTGCCTTACGCGCATGGCGGCATGGACACCGTGGCGAACATACGCCGCGCGTGCAAGCATTGCAACGCCAGCCGCCAGGACCGCGTGCTTTACGGTTATGGGGCGCGCTTGCATATCGTGGTCACGCCGCCCGGTTCCTGCGACCGTGAGGCCGTGGAATGGGTGGAGGCTCACAGGCAGCAAGGCGACCCGGTTGTGTCGTGGCCGGCGTTGGCCCGGGCCATGCGCCTACCGGAGTCGCCCAGCATGGCGCAGCGGCGGGCGGTTGCCATGGCGTGGTCCGCAGCCTATCGCCAGTTCGCCATAACGCAGGAGCCTATTGACGTGTGGATGATCCGCACCACGCCAAGCAGCAAGCGCCACCCGAGGATGCTTGACGAGTGGATAAGCCTTGACTACGACGTGCGGGTGATAGATCCCGGCTTCGAGGTGGAGTGGGAGCGGGCCGAGACCGAGCAGGCCAAGCGGTTGGTGCGCCAATGGTACGGCTTGCACATCTCACAGGCTTTGGTGGACGCAAGGCAACGTGAACGCCGGGCCACGCTCGCACGCCTTGGGCTTCGCAGTGATCGCGTCACTGTGGCTTCAAGGCCGGAATGGTGAACCTGTTTTTTAAGCGAACGGCCGGTCAAAAGACCCCGCGCCCACTTTTTCACTCTCTCGAACCGGATAAAAAAATTCTGAAAAAACGGCGGAATACCAACGAAAACCAGCTATTAAGGAGGTTGGAAAAATGCAAATGACCTTGGACGGTTTCAATGATTATTATGGTCCCAACGAGGGCTTGCAGGAACGCGCCACCAAGGAGCTTATCGAGAGTTTCGTGGGCGATAGGCAGCTTGACCCTAACGCCAAGTACGTGTGCAAGACCATGATCAACATTGCCCGCAATTTCGACGCGCTGAACGTCAAAGGACGCGACACGAGCCGTGTCATGGCCCAGCTCTTGGCGTGGTACCAGGAATTGAAAACCGAGTTTCAGTCAAGGCAGGAAATCGACCCCGCTCTTGCCAGTCTGCTGGAAGAGGCACAGGCATGACGCCATTGCGCGGCGGCACCCAGCGAAACCCGGACCGCCGCACCGACGGCCATATAGTCGCCAAGTTCGCCCGGTTGCTTGGCACGCCTCTGCTGCCATGGCAACGGTTGGTGGCCGACGTGGCGGGTGAAATAGACCCGGACACAGGCACTTACTTCTATGACACGGTGATATTGAGCACACCGCGACAGTGTGGGAAAAGCACGCTTGTGGACGCGGTGGACACGCGCAACTCGCAGTGGGGACCAGATCGTTTTATCTATTATTTGGCGCAGACGGGCAAGGACGCGGGCGACCACTTCAAGAAATATCTGAAAACGCTCGGCAGCTCGCCGCTTGCGGCAATAACCACACGGCCGTATCTCGGCGCGGGCGACTTGCGCCAGCCGTTCGCCAATGGCAGCGTGATAATGCCAAAGAGCGTTACCAAGGTTGCGGGGCACGGCGTCCAAGGCGACAAAATCACGTTGGACGAGGCGTTTTCGTTGTCCGAGGAAACCGGAAACACCATTTTGGATGGCTTCATGCCGACCATGGCGACAAGGCTTAAGGCCACCGGCGTGCAGCCGCAACTATGGATAACCAGCACCGAGGGAACGGCAGAATCGACGTTCTTCAACCGTAGACTTGACGCTTGCAGGGCTGGCGAACAGTCGCGCCGCACGTGTTGGTTCGACTTCGGGTTGCCAGCCGACGAAGATCCGGAGAATCTGGACAGCATCATGCGCTATCATCCAGCCGCCGGACTCTTGTGGAACAAGGCGCAGTTGGCCGACTTCCGCGAACAGTTCCAGGGCAACCCGGCAGGTTGGGCGCGCGCGTTCGGCAACCGTCGGGACGAGGGTATAACCGACAGGGCGATAGACGAGGCGTTGTGGGCGGCTACGGTAACGGCACCGGTGACGCCCGGTGACTTGGACGGCCGGCCGGTGGTGTTCGGCGTCGCGGTGGACGTGGACGGGACGCACACGAGCGTTTCGGCTGGCATCGCCAACAATGACGGCAGCATAACGGTGCAATTGCTGAGAATCTTGGACGGCACCGGGTACGCGCCGACCGAACTCACCCGCTTGTGCTCGAAGTACGGCGCTCCGGTGGTGATCGACGCGCGCGGCACCGCCGCCGATTTGTCCGACCGGTTGCGCCACATGACCGACGACGCGGGCGACCCGCTGCTGCGGTTCGTGGAAATGGACGCGGGCGACTACCTGACCACCGGACAGAGTTTCGTTGCCGGCTTGGCTAACCACGCGATAACCCACGCGGCAGACCCCGAGTTGGACGCCAGCGCCGCGAACTCGGCGCGCAAATGGGCCGGCGACGCATGGCGCGTGAGTCGACGCGGAAGCACCGGCCTAACGTCACCGTTGGAAAGCTGCATGTTGGCGGCTTGGGGAGCCGCCCACAGGCCCGAGGAAACGGGGCCGCTGCAAATCTACTAGCCGGTGGCGTTCGGCGTCGCGTGGCGGCATTATGCGGCGTTGGGCGGCGGGCTTGTGGCGGGCTTGGCGCTTGGCGGTGATACTTGGCCGCATGAACATTTGGGAGCGTATGAGAATGGCGGGCCGCGTGCTGACGCGCGGTGCCGACGCGGATATGCCGGACGGCATCAAGCCGCCCGCACGATTGGGGGACTGCGACCCGCTGAGCCTCTCAACCGTGTTTCGTGGCGTGCAAGTGCTGCAAACCGCCATCACCGGTTTGCCCATCAATGAAATCAGGGGAGGCGTGAAGCTCGACACGGTTTCCTCCATCGTGCTTCAGCCGGACGTGAACCGCAGCCGCCGCGACTTCCTCGCGGACATGGTGGCAAGCATGGTATTGGACGGGAACGCTTTCGTGCGATTGGTGCGTTTCGATGGCGAAGTGGTCTCTTGCGAGGTGCTTCCACCATCCCTCGTGACCGTGAGCGACGACGGCAACGACCCGGCCGCGCCCAAGCTCCGCTATAGCTATCTGGGCCATGATTACACGGCCGACCAGATCGTTCATTGCAAGTTTTTGAACGTACCGGGCCGGTTACGTGGGCTTGGGCCAATCTCGGCGGCACGTGAGGAGGTGGAGGCCGCGCAGATGGCCCGCACCTACAAGGCCAAGTTCTATAGCGACGGTAGCAACCTCAAGGGCTATTTGCAGACGGAGGAAAAGGTGACTCCGCAGGTGGCCAAGGACGCCAAGGAGGCGTGGAAAGCCACGGGTGAGGCCGGCGACGTGAAGGTGCTCGGCTCGAAACTCAAATACGTGCCATTAGACATGAAACCGGCAGATTTGCAGTTTTTAGAGACTCAGAAGTTCGACACCACTCAGATCGCGCGGCTTCTAGGCATCCCGGCGAGCATCATGTTGGCGGCCGTTGACGGTAGCAACCTTACTTACTCGAATATCGAGCAAAGCTGGATTGAGTTCGCCGATTACACGTTGGCGGCTTATGCGGGCGAGATAGAGGAACTTTTCAACCGTTTGTTGCCAAGGGGCCGCACGGCCGCGTTCGACTGGGACAGCAGCCGGCGCGCCAACATGGCCGACCGGTTCAACGCCTACAAGACGGCGATAGAGGCCGGGTGGATGGACGTGAACGAGGTGCGCGCAAGGGAGGCGTTGCCGCCTCTCATCGCGGCACCGCAACCGGAACCACAGGAGCAGCCACAGGAACAGGAGACGCAGAATGAAGCATGAAATCGGGTTTAAGGGCGTGTGCCTGCGCGCGGCCGAAGAGGGCGACGGGCGCACGTTGGAGGGTGTGGCCGTGCCCTACGGCAGCGTCATCAGCACATGGGACGGTGCCGAGACATTCGACGCCGATTGTGTTTTCGACGACACGGACACGGCGAAGCTCTGCTATCAGCACGGTGAGCTTATCGGCCGCATCCTCGACGCGGAGCCACAAGACGACGGCTTGCATATCACGGCGCATATCAGCGACACGCAGCGCGGCCGGGACGTGGTGGCCCTGTTGCGTGACGGCGCGCTGGACTCGCTCAGCGTCGGATTCATGCCGATTGACGACGAGGTGGACAAGCAGGGCGTCACCCACCGCAGGCGCGTCCGATTGTTGGAGGTTTCGGTGGTGTCGTGGCCGGCCTACGAGGCCGCGAAGATCACTTCGCAGCGCAGCAGCGAAACTACCCACGAAAGCATGAGGGAAACCGGAAACCAGAAAGGAAACGAAATGGACCTCAACGAAATCAACGACAAGCTGAACGGCATCATGGACGAACAGCGCAGCATGAAAGCCGCCATTGCCAGGAACACCGACAGTGAGCCGGCCAAGGTCATGGGCGCTGAGTATCGCACGGCCGGCGACTATCTTCAGGCGCTCTACCGTGGCGACGAAGCGGCAGTGCAGCTCATGCACGAGTGCCGAGACCTCATCGCCACCGGCGACACTGGCAACAAGGTGGCATGGATTAGGGATGATTTGCGACTGATCGAGCAGCGCCGCAAGGTGACCAATATCCTCACCCACGACACGCTGCCTGACAAGGGCATGACGATGGAATACAACGTGGTGGCGTCCGACACCGCCACGGTGGACAAGCAGGAGAACGAGGGCGGCGCGTTGCAGTTCGGCAAGGTCACGTTCGGCACCAAGAGCGCAAGCATCGATACCCTCGGCGGCTACACCACGCTTTCACGCCAGACCATCGAGCGCAGCACCACGCCCATGCTCAACACCGCGCTGGCGGCGTTGCGCAACGCCTACGCCAAGGCCACCGAAAACAAGGTGCGGACGTTCCTGTATGACACCATCGCGGCTCAGCGCGACGCCGAGAAGGACGCTAACAAGATCGACGCACCGGCCCAACTGTCGGCAATGACCATCGACCAGTGGGCCATGCTGATCATGGACGCGGCGGAACTGGCCGACGACCGCAACGTGAGCCTTACCCGCCTGGGCGTTTCCAAGGACGTCATGGCCGCGCTTGTCAAGCTCAAGGACACCGGCAGCCGTTTCTTCGACCTCAGCGGAGACGGCAGCGACACGTTGGGCGACTTCGACCTTACGGGCATCGCGGGCAAGTTCCTGCGTGTCCCCGTGCAGATGCTGCCCAAGGCTCCGAACGGCACCGCGTGCTTCATCGACCCCGAGGCCGTGACCGTGTGGGAGTCCGGCGGCCCGACCCAGCTCAGCGACGGCGACCCGACCAAACTCACCGAAAACTACAGCGTCTACGGGTATATGGCCGTGGCTGCAACTCAGCCCTTGGGCCTCATCCCGGTGAAGTTCGCCACGGCATGATGATCGAGGACAACACCCTGCTGCAACGACTCCGCGACGAGGTGGGCGTCCCAGCCGGAGAGGAAGACCGGCTCACGGTCAAACTCTCGGCGGCGAAACAATACGTCTCGCACGCGGTCGGCGGAGCCACTGTGGACGACGATCTGCTGGCCGACTGCATCGTCTCCTGCGCGGCCGACCTGTTCAACATGCGTGACGCCCGACTCGGCGTCATGGACGTTGGCGACGCGACCGTGGAACCATTCAGAATCTCCACCGACCCGCTCCGCTCGGTCTGGCCGAAACTCCGCGCCGCCGGCGTGCTGACCGGGGGAATGGTGATCGCATGAACAACATCCAGGAACAACGCGCCGCGCTGATGAACACGCTCGCCGACATGCTCGACGGGCTCGTGAGCAGCATCAGCATCGACGCCCAACTGGTACGCCCCGCCGCCGGCAAGGTGGCCGTGTTCATCGAACCCCCGACCGTTGAATGGCCGTCATGGGGCCCGCCGGAACCGGTCTGGACTTTGGACGTCATCGCCGGCACGCCGGCCACGCAGCCATCCGCAGTCGATGACATCCTCACAGCGCTCGACAGACTCGCCGAACGTGGCCTGAACATCCAGAAGGCCACGCCCGCAACATGGAACCTCGCAGGAGCCGGCACGCTCGCGGCCTACCAGGTCGTGCTGAACGCTCTGGAAACCGAATAAGACAAGGAAAGGAAAACAATCATGGCTGGAAAGATCCGCACGCTCGGACCAGGCATCTTCAAAATCACCGACACCGCAAACGGCAGGGACTTCAGCGCCGACCTGACCAAGGCGCAGCTGAATCCGTCGAACAGCAGCGACGACCCGACGACCTACTTGGACGGGTCCGAAGAGACCAACACGACCACCACATGGACTTTCGAGGGCACCGTGGGCGACGATTTCAGCGAGGACGGTCTGGCCGTCTGGCTCTTCGACCACAAGGGCGAGACGCTGCCGGCCCAGTTCGTCCCGAACAAGACCGGCAAGATCCAGTGGACCTTCAACGTCACCATCGCGCCAATCGCCATCGGCGGCGACGTCAAATCGAAGAACACGACCGATCTGAGCTTCGCCGTCACGAACGTCGCCCACGCGCCGTACACGGGCAAGTGATGAGTGATGGCTGACAAGGCATTGATGGTCGTCGGCCAGAAACGCTTCGTGCAGACGATGCGCAAGGCCGGCGCGGACATGGACGATCTGAAGGAAGTGAACCGCGAGGCCGCGCAGATCGCACTGCCCGCCGTCCGCAACCTCGCCCCACGAGGCAAGACCGGCCGGCTGGCCGGCAGCCTGCGTGTCGGAGCGACGAAACGCGCCGGCGTCATCCGCGCCGGGCGCAAGGCCGTGCCATACGCAGGCCCAATCAATTACGGCTGGCCGAAACGGCACATCCGGCCACGGCTCTTCGTCAACAACGGCGTCGCTTCCACCGAGGGCCAATGGCAAAAGGTCTACGAGGACTTCATCGGCCAGACATTGAAGCAAGTGAAAGGAAAATAATGGCAACAACGAGAATCACCTACACGGACGGTACCAGCGAACTCGTGCCGATCACGATGCGCGCTACATGCAAGGCCGAGGCGCACGCCATCGAGGCCGGCTGGGGTCCCATCACCCAGTCACCCGTTCGTTCCGGCGCTTACGCGGCCTACGCGGCCCTGCGCATGGCCGGGCGCACCATGCCTGATTTCGAGCATTGGCTGGACACCGTGGCGTCCTTCGACCTTGCGGCACCGAAGGAGGATCCGGAAGAGGGAAACCCTACGGACTAGCCGCGTGGCCCCAAGACTCGCTTGGCCGTCTCTCGTTCCTCCTGGCCAACCGTTTCGGCGGCACGCCATGGCAGTGGAGGAACGAGGCCGACGAATTGGATTGGGGCACCGGACTGGCCGAACTGCTCAAGGAAGCCGAATCACGGAAGGAGTGAAACGTGGCGCACAGCGCGATCATGAGCGTGCGCATCACCGGCAACGCCGATGATGCCGTCAAGGCGTTCGAGAAGACCACTACGAAGGCGGCCGCTTTCGGCAGCGCCATCGGCGGATTGGCCGTCAAGGGCGTGACCGCGCTGTGGGACACGGTAAAGGGCTTCGCCGGCGATGTGGTGAACATGTCGGACAGCACCGACAAGTTCATGAACACCATGAGCTTCGCCGGCATCGACACCAAAGCCGTGCAGGCAGCCGCGAAGGAAACCCGCAAATACGCCGACGACACCGTGTACGGGCTCGATGACATCCAGAACACCACCGCGCAGCTCGCGGCAAACGGCATCGGCAACTACATGGAACTGACCGAGGCGGCCGGCAACCTCAACGCGGTGGCCGGAGGCAACGCCGACAGTTTCAAGAGCGTCGCGATGATGCTCACCCAGACGGCCGGCGCGGGAAAATTGACCACGGAGAACTGGAACCAGCTCGCCGACGCCATTCCGGGCGCGTCCGGCAAACTCCAGGAGGCGCTGCTGAAGAACGGCGCGTATACGGGCAACTTCCGCGACGCCATGTCCAAGGGCGAGATCACCGCAGACGAGTTCAACAAGGCGCTCATGGACCTCGGCATGACCGACGTGGCGAAACAGGCCGCGACATCGACCAGCACCATCGAGGGAGCCATGGGAAACCTCGAAGCCGCCGTGACCGGCGGTCTGACCGACGCGTTCAACCTGTTCAAACCGGCCGTGACGGGCGGCATCAACGCCGCATCGGCCGCCGTGACCAGCCTCGCTACCACCGGTGTCCAGGGATTGCAGACGTTCTTCGGCCAGGTCAAGGACACCGGAGCGTTCACCTCGCTGCAGTCGTCCGCGCAGTCGGTCGGCGGTGGACTCCAATCACTGTGGACCGGCATCATGGCCGTCGTGAACGCGATGACCGGAGGACAGCCCGCCGGAACCGCGTTCGGCAACGCACTCAACACCGTCGCAACCGCCGCGCAGACGGTCGGCGGCTGGCTGAAGACCGCAGGCAACTGGATCAGCCAGAATCTGGATCTTGTGACCCCGCTCGTCGCCGCGATCGGCGGCGCAGTGGCAGCCGTCACCGCCGTGACCACCGCAATGCAGGTCGCCGCCGTCGCTCAGGCGGTGCTCAACGCGGTCATGGCCGCGAACCCGATCATGCTGGTCATCACGCTCATCGCCGCGCTCACGGCCGTACTCACCTACTTCTTTACCTGCACCAACACCGGCCGGGCCGTGTGGTCGAGCTTCACGAGTTTCCTGGGCTCCTGCGTGCAGGGCATCACCGGTTTCTTCTCTGGCCTCGGCTCCACCATCGTCGGCATCTTCAGCTCGGCGGCGAACGGTGCTAGGAACGCGTGGAACGGCGTGGTCGGCTGGTTCCGAGGCCTGCCGGGCACCATTGGCGGTTTCTTCTCCAACGCCGGCAGCATCCTCGTCAACGCAGGCGCAAGCATCATCAACGGCTTCTGGGACGGCCTCAAAGGCGCCTGGAACAACGTGACCGGCTGGATCAGCGGCATCGGCGACTGGATCAAGGCCCACAAAGGCCCGATCAGCTACGACCGTCGCCTGCTCATCCCCGCCGGCCAGGCCATCATGACCGGCTTCGCCCAGGGCCTCAACACCGGGTTCGACAGCAACGTCGAAACCGCCATCGGCCGCGCCAACCGCAGACTAGCGGCCATGCCACTCAACCTCTCCGCCCAAGGCAACACGGCCACGCCAGCCGTGATCAACACCTGGAACGTGGAAATCAACGGCGAGGTCATCGACAAGGACGGCACCGCCAAGGCCATCAAACGGCTCCTGGCCGACTACGACGCAAGGAGGTCATGAGATAGATGCAGCAATGCTTCATGTTCATCGACACAGGCAACGGCACCGGCTGGACACCGGTGAACGATTCCACCAAGGATGTAGCGGCCCTGGACTCTTTCACCATCGATTGGGGAAGTGACGGCATCGACGAACAACCCGAGCCGGCCGTCATGTCATTCACCCTCCGCGACCGCACCGGACGGCTCGCAGGCCAGGCATTGACACTGGCCGGCATGAAAGTGGTCGTCCAATTCTCCAACCAGCCTCGATGGATGGACCTGACGCCAGCGATGGGCTGCTGGCGCGATCTGCGCATCCCCATCGACTCGCTCCACAAGATGTATTCGCCAGACTCGCCAGACTCGCCAGACTCGCCATCCGAAACAATGTTCGCCGGTAGCGTGTCCACCGGCGGCAGCATCGAACCGGCCAGCGACGGCGGATGGCTGCTCAAACTCTCCGCCACATCGAGGATGGCCATATGGAAACGCCTGCAATCCCAAGGACCGACAGACACGGCCGCGAAATGGAACGGCGCGCACTGGATAGGCACGCCATCCGCACGCCTCAAGGAGATGAACCGCAGGGCCTCGGCGCAGGGAGCGCCGGAAGCCCAACTGGACGGGCTCGCCCTGCCGTCAAGCGTCGCACCATACACGCCATCCGACCACCCATCGCAGCTCGACCTGCTGCACCGGCTCACCGTCGGGCCACGACTCCCTCAATGGCACGAATCCTACGACGGCGCGGCATCCACCATCAGGCCGCTGTTCCTCGCCGACCCAATCGCCGTGCATCTGTCAACCGATGGCCGACTCAACGTCCTCACCGACGGAGAGACACGATACGCACTCTCGGCGGCCGACATCGAGGCATCGACGGATCTGAGCATCACCGAACCTTTGACACAGGTCGTCATCAACGCGAAACGCGTCAAATCGGACAACGGCAAGCTCTCTTTCGACGACGTGGAGATCACGATGGGAGACCAGGACCGTCTGCCACCACAATTGACCGTCATGCAGAAGAGCCTCACCGTCGATTCCGACATGCTCGCCGTGGACGACTCGGGCGGCGTATGGAACAGCGGCGGCACCTCGAACGTCAGCGCCACGGACCGCGCCAACATCGCGCAATGGCTCGAATCGCACGACCTGCGCATGGTACCGGAGACAGTGACGTTCAACAGCACGCGAATCGACCCGGCACGCTGGCCATGGCTGTACAAGGCAAGCCCATCCGGCCCATTCATCATCGTCAAGGCCAAAGCGTCGGCTCTGACCGGCTCAGACGGCCGACCGTCCTTCACCGGCCCCATCACGACCATCGGCGGGACGCTCTCATACCGGTGGCGTTCGGGCAAGCCCACACTCACCCAGGAAGCGACGCTGGCCGCGCTCCGGCCGCTGCTGACGGAACGGATCACATGGGCCGACCTGCCCACCCTCAGCTGGCAGCAGCTCGACCTGCACATCTGCGACCTCTCGATGATCCAGATCATCGACACTTCTTCGCCCACCGCCGAAAAGGAAGGAACACAATGACAGCAACAACACCCATCTACGGGCTCTCATATCCCGAAGGCTCCGACCTCGTATCAACCGCGCCGGACTCGTTCAAGGCCATGGCCGACACGGTAGAGCAGGCGCTTTACACGGTCGACCAACGGTCCACCCCAGCCGGCGCGACACCTGTGATCGCCACCACGCTCGAATCGCTGAAGGCACAGACGGCCACGGTCGGCCAGACCGGCTTCGTCACCTCGGACGGCGACAACACCGGCCCGTACATCTGGGACGGGACCAGCTGGCATCACGCACACTGGTACACCGCCGATGACAAAGCCCAAACAACGCTCGTCAACAAATCAGGCTGGAAATGCGAATACATGATAAAACATGGATTCGTTTACGTCACGGTTAATCTTTCGGACAGTGGCACCAAAGGATGGAGCGAAAGCCAAATGCCAGGCACGCTCCCCGAGGAAGCACGACCGCCGCGCGAACTAAATTTCGCACCGATGTGCTCCAACAACACCTCAATCGGCGTGTTCATCGTCAAACCCACCGGGGTCATCGTCTACAGCCGTCGCGGAGGCGGGCAAATCTCCGACAATCGTTATGCAACCATGATGTGGCCGGCCGCATGACGGATCTCATTATCGCCCTCGTCGGCGCTATCGGCGCGGTAGTCGGCGCACTGGTCTCCACCCTCTCGGCCGCCGCGAAGAACAAGATGGAAGCCTACAGGCTCGCACAGAAGATGCAGGCCGACAACCAACGCCTCTGGCAATGGAACCGGCAACTCATCGACCACATCTACCGCCGCGCCCCACCACCACCGCCGGAACCACCTGAAGACCTGTTCGACTGAAAGGAATATATGGAAGGCATCATATGGAAAGGCTCACCGAACCATTACGACGGACGCCAAGGCAACAAGGTTGACCGCATCACGTTGCATGTCATGGCCGGATACCTGGCCGGCACAGACACGCTTTTCTCACGGTCCAGCTCACAAGCGTCCAGCACCTACGGAGTCGGAGGTAACGGAGAGATCCACCAATACGTCTCAGAAGATAATGGCGCGTGGGCCGACGGGTCCGCCGTCAGCAATCTGCGGTCAATCAGCATCGAGCACCAGGGCGGGCTAGATTTCATCCCATGCGCCGAGGCGTGCGTTAATGCGTCGGCACGATTGTGTGCCGATATCGCAAGGAGGCATGGTCTCGGACGTCTCGAACGCGGCAAAAACATCTTTTTACACCGCGACGTACCACCCTACACTCACCCGGCCTGCCCAGACCTGTGTCCGAACGGTCTCGACTGGCAGGCGGTCATCGACAAAGCAAACCAAATCAATGGATACGGAGGAAACGCCATGGCCAATGCAGGCGACGAAGTATGGAACTGGGCCTACAAGCCCAACGGGAAGAACGCCACACCGGGCGGCAACATGTACAACTTGCTCACCTATGAACTGCCGACTCGAATCTGCGCAAGCATCATGACCTACAACTACAGGGGCAGCGCGCCAGGCGGAAACGTGTACAACGCCATCTGCTTCGAGATTCCGAACCGCATCGACAAACTCACCAAGACCATCGAGGCGCAGCAGCAGCAGATCACCGCACTCACCGAAAAAATCGCCAAACTGGAAGGAAACTCATGACCGACACCACGGAAAACCGCCTGCCATCGACCACATCTACCGCCGCGCGACTCGGCATGCTGCCGATCGATGAACAGACCTCACAAGGGGCCACCGTCACCGCCACCGATGATGATGTGGCCGAAGACATGCCGGCCACGACACCGAAAATCGACAGCGGGACGGTCTCAAGATTCCTCGTGCTCCTGCTCGCGCTCGTCAACCAGGCATTGACGATGTTCGGCCATCCGGTGCTCAACATCGATGACACGACCATCACGCAGCTCGTAAGCCTCGCATGGACAGCCGGCAGCGCCATCTGGTGCTACTGGAAGGACAACGACGTGACGAAGGCGGCTCGCACCAAGAAAGCACGGCTCTCGGCACGCCACGCGGCCTAAACGTCAAGTCTGACGGCAGCCGTTGCCGCCCGTAAACGGCCATCGGGCATGGCCACGTAATGCTCTGTGGTCTCCACAGACTCATGGCCGAGCAGTTCGGCCACGACGAAGAGATCATGCGTCGTCGCATACGTCACCGTGGCGAATCTGTGCCTCAGCGTGTGTGCGCCGTATCCGTCTGGCAGCAGATGGCTGATGTGGTCGCCGACATATGATTCTTCGACGTGGCCTCCGAACCGGCCGGGGAACAGGTAGCCATGCGCGTCCATGATGATGCCGGCCAGATCATCCGGCAACGGCACTATGCGCTGCTTGTCGCCTTTGCCGCGCACGATCAATGACCGGCCGGCGCTGTCGGCCACCACGTCATCGCTGTGGACCCGCGCAATCTCGCCACGCCGCAGTCCGCACTCCGCACCAAGCCGGATCATGAGTCTTTCCGACGGCGTGGCCATCTCCATCGCCGCAGCGATGTAACGGTCCGGGCATGGTCTGGGATGCGCGTGCGGCTTCTTCACCCTTGGCACGTCCAGACTCGGATCATCCGACCGTCTGCCGCTTTTATGCAGCCATCGGAAGAACGACGATATGGTGTTCCTGTATGCTTTGCGCGTCTCTGGTTTCCATTGTTGTCGCGCAAAGACCTGCACGATCTGCTCCGTGGTCACGTCTTTGGGGCCTGACGGCAT